TATCAAAACTGAAAATGATAAGACAGTAACCGAGAAGAAAGGTCGACTGTCTTTTCTTTTGAAATTTAAACCAAATGAAATCATGACGCCATATGATTTTATCTATAAAACAATCACATTGTTACTATTAAATGATAATGCATTTATTTATCCTAAGTTTGATAAACAAACCGGAGAGCTAAAAGGTATGTATCCATTAAGGCCAGTGACAGTTGAGATGATAGTTGATAGTGGTGATACGTATTTCATAAAGTTCTTATTTGATAATGGAGAGTCACACATTCTACCTTACGATAACATTATCCATTTACGTAAGCATTATGGACAAAATGATATCTTTGGTGGAACTGGATCATCAGGTGATCATGAAGCAATTCTTAAAACAATCTCTATCAATGATAGTTTGCTCCAGGGCATCGATAATGCGATTAAATCTTCAATGCAAATCAAAGGTATTATTAAGATGAATGGGATGCTATCAGAAGTAGATAAGAAGAAGCAAAGAGATCTCTTCGATACTGCATTATCAGAATCCATCAACACTAAAGGAAGTTCAATTATACCGATTGATTTAAAATCGGAGTACATTCCATTAAATGTTGATCCGAAACTCATTGATAAAGATACTCTAGAATTCTTGCAGTCAAAGATACTTGATTATTTTGGTGTATCTGTTCCAATATTTACAAACAAATATTCTGAAAATGAGTATAACTCATTCTATGAATCAACCATCGAGCCTCTTGCTATTCAATTAAGCGAGGCTTTTTCTTTAGGATTACTAACAGATAATCAGCTAGAACGCGGTGAAGAGATAATCTTCTATAGCGAAAGACTTCAATATGCATCCTGGAATACCAAGGTGACTGCGATTGAAAAGCTCATGAGTCTTGGAATTATGTCATTAAATGAATCAAGATCACTGTTGGGATTAGAGCCTATAGAGGGTGGAAATAAACGACTACAATCATTAAACTTTGTTGATGCCGACAAAGCAAATCTATATCAAGTAGGAGAGGAGGAAAAACTAGATAATGAAGATAACAGTTAACGGGAAAATATCAGAAGAAGCGATCAAAGTGGTCTTAAACACTCAAAAAGAGAAAGTTAAGATTATTGATGATTTCTGTAAACAAGAAAAGTTAGAAACTTTAGTTTATAAAGATTCAGAACTTGAGTATGAATATTCAAAAGAAGCGAAACAAGATAAACCTAAACCAAAGAAAGTGGAGGTAAGAACAGATGCTTAAAGAAACTAGATTAGCTGACGTTACACTAGAAGAATCAGAAGGCAAGATGATCCTTGAGGGATATGCCATAGTCTTTAACAATGAAACACTCATCGGCGATGAGAACTATGGATTTATTGAAGAGATAGATTCGAGAGCTTTATCAGAAACTAAAATGAAGGATGTTCCTATGAAATATAATCATATGGATTCCTTTTTAATTATTGCTAGAACTAAGAATCAGTCCCTGCAGTTATCAATTGATAGTATCGGATTAAAAGTTAGAGCGGAGCTTCTTGATACGAATACAAACCAGGATATCTATAAAATGGTTAGAAGTGGTTTGTTGGATAAGATGAGTTTTGCTTTTACAGTTGATGAACAAGTATGGAACCGTGAAGGTAAAATACCAAAAAGAACAATTACTAAAATTGAAAGATTGTATGATGTGTCGGTTGTGGATACTCCGGCATATGATGCATCTAGTATATATGCTCGTTCTTTAGAGTCTATGGAGTTAGAACTAAAGACTATGGATTTAGCAGAGCAAGAAGCACAATCAATAATTATAAAGAAACGTATTAAAATCAAATCACAAATCTAAGGAGAGAAAACCATGAATTTAGAATTAAGAAGAAAAGAAATCGAAAGTCGTTTAACTGAAATTAGAAGTCTTGTTGATAATGAAGGTGATCTAGAAAAACTAGAAACTTTGGAATCAGAAACATCAACACTTCAAGAAGAAAGAAGTATGATTGATAAAAAAATGTCAATTGCTACGAAAACAGAAATCAAACCAATTATTATTGACAACCGCACTCAAATTGATAAAGAAAAATTAGAGTTACGCGGACAACAATTAAGGGAAAAACGTGTCATCCAAGTATCAAGTCAAGAAATTTTACTTCCTGAACATACTGCATCCGGATTAGCACCTGTTCCCTTTGTTCAAGTATCAAGCTTAGTAGATCGCGTTAATGTCATCAATCTTAATGGTGGTGAGACTTACAAGAAATCATTTGTAAAAGAAAATGGTATTGCGGGAACAACTCTTGAAGGACAACCATACTCAGAAACTGAACCTGCATTTGGATATTTAACCATTTCAAAAGTTAAATTAACTGTATATACAGAAATCACAGAAGAACTTGAAAAACTGCCATCTATTCCATATCAAGCTGAAGTCTTACGTAACATTAATCTATCGTTAAAGAAAAGAATATCACAACAAATCTTATTAGGCACAGGAAATACAAATACATTTACAGGGATATTTAGTGAAAATGCGATTGCTTTAGCTGATAAAGGTGCACTTGAGATTGTGGCAATCACCGATTCAACCTTGGACGATATCATTTTTGCTTATGGCGGAGATGAAGAAGTTGAAGGTGGAGCAGTTTTAATTTTAAACAAAGCAGATTTACGCGCATTTGCGGGATTGAAAGCTTCCGATGGCAAGAAAGTGCATACGATTGATACCATCAATAGAACAATAGATGGAATTCCTTATGTGATTAATGGTAATTGCAGTGCATTAAGTAATGCAGCTACACCTGCAAATTCATACTGTATTGCATATGGCTCACTTAAAAATTACGAAGTACCCATCTTTTCTCCTATTGAGATCAGTAAATCAACTGACTACAAATTTAAAGATGGCATTATTAGTTTTAAAGCATCTTTATTCACAGGCGGGAATGTTGTTGGATATAACGGATTTTTAAGAATTAAGAAAAAAGCAGCTGTTTAAAAGCAGTTTAGAAAAGGCGGATATTTATGGCGATACTGGATATTGTTAAAAAGGCATTGCTTATTCCATTAGAAGAAACATATGCTGATAGCGAGCTTTCATCACACATTGAATCATGCAAGGAGTTATTGAAGTCAGTAGGAATAGACGAAACCGTGATTGAACCCAGTGCTAATCCAATTGTTGATTCTCTTATATTAATCTACTGCAAGACATTCTTTGGGTTTAAAAATGATGGAAGTGTCAAAGAACTTCCTAAGAGCTTTGATATGCTATTAACTCAGCTAGCTCTTACAAAAGGAGTTTCAAATAATGTTTCCTAGTTCACCGAATATCCGCCTTTCTTTACTTAAACTTGACAGCGTTCAAGATTCGATAGGAAATAAACAATTTAGATTAATTAACTCAAAAGAAGTTGTTGGGATTAATCTCTCGATTACTTCCAAAGAGTACTATGAAAGCAAGAAGCAAGACATCAGAATCGATGTTGCATTAAAAATCCAGTCCTTCTTATATGACAGTAGTAAGCATGCAGTTATCGGTACGACAATTTACAAAATCGAGCGAACTTATTTAAGTGGTCAATTCATTGAACTCTATTTAGTCGAAACAAGTCTGAAAATAGGTGATATCATTGGTTACCCTGGATGAGTTAGGACTACAAATATCGAATATGGTTTCTGAATATACAGAGGGCATCATAGTTGCTATGGAGAGAGCGCTTGATAATACTGCAGATAAGGCTCTAGCTTATATTAAATCGAATGCACCTAGGAGTGGAAGAGTAGGTGGATTTGCGGACTCATTTGTCGCAATTCCAAATGGAACAGGGATCAATAAATCGGTTACCATTTATTCGGAAAAAAAGGGAAGACTGACACATCTACTTGAATTTGGGTTTACACACAAAAGTGGTAAGTTTGTGTCTCCTAGACCGTTTATGAGACCCGCTTTTGATACTTTCACTCCTGAAATGCTTTCAGAGATAAAAAAAATAATTGAAAGTGGTGGGAATTAATGCAAATCGTACTCGAACGTATATTTCAATTAATAGATGGCATTTTACCAGGTAAAGCATCTTATGGAACAAATATTGTAGAGCAATCGAATCTTAATGTTTATCCATTTATTGTTTATCAAGAGATTAGTGATCGCGCGATCACATATGCTGATAACTATGCTACCGTAAGATTAGTGACTTATCAAATCACACTTGTCACAGAAAATAAAGATATCTTATTAGAAGAAAGACTTGAAGAAGCACTTTATCTGTCAGGGTACAGTTATCAAATGATTACAGAATATTTAAATGATGACAACTCGATTAACCGAGTTTATGAAATTAAAATGGAGGAAATAAAAAATGAGTAATAAAGTAACATTTGGATTAACCAATGTGCATTATGCGCTTGCGACGCAAGGTGCTGAAGGAGCGTGGACTTTTGGATCACCTAAACGTTTAGTAGGTGCTCAAGAAATTACCACTGAAGCTATAGGCGGAAGTACACAAGTCTATGCTGATGATAAAGTGATTGCAACACTTGTTTCAAACTCAGGAACAACTGTTTCACTGAAATTTACCGAAATTGATGATGAGTTCAAAAAAGATATCTTTGGATTCAAAACAGATACAAACGGAAACTTTGTCGAAGTCATCAACAATGAAACAAAGACATTTGCTTTGGGTTATGAAATTCAAGGCGACTCAAAAGCAAGACGTATTTGGTATTATCTTTGTATAGCGACGCCTTCAGGAGATGCTAGCAAATCCAAAGCAGACTCGATTGAAGCAAATTCAATCTCGCTTTCTATAACAGCAAGACCTATTGAATCAGGTGACAACTTGATTATTAGAGTGATCGCTTCTGTGGGAGATACCAACTATACTAATTTTCTAACAACAGCACCGGCTTTACCAACGTTCATTTAGGTGATTGACAATGGAAAAGACAATTAAGCTTGGAAATAAAGATTATAGACTACATGCATCCATTTATTCAATTATTGAGTATAAGAGTGTTTTTGGGACTGAGTTATTAAAAGATATTGTGAAACTGACTGAATTGAAAGATATTAATGAAGTCGAGTATTCAACTCTATTTGACACGATTTTCAAAGTGCTATATATCTTTCACAAACCGTTCAGTAACATTTCATATAAAGAGTTATTGATGGAACAAGAACTATCATTATTAGGAAATCAAGAAGAGATGACTACTTTATTTACATCAGTTGTCGAAATGATCAAAATTTTAGAGGATGGAAGTAAACCAGTCCCACAGTTCAAATGATGAGTCAGAGTTTGGAATGACAGCAAACATTATCTTTAACTTGGCTCATCTAGGTATTTCAATTGAAGATTCTAAACATTTTGATTTACAGACTTACCTTGAACTAGTGCAGCTTGAAATGCAAGTGATATCTGGCAAGAGTAATTTAAGAAAAGCAACGCAATCGGATATTGATGCATTTCTAATTTAGAAGGAGGTGTCGCAGATGGCAGAAACAGTCAAAGGACTAAATATCAAATTGAGTCTTGATGGCAGAGATTTAGAAAATGAACTCAAAGGAATACAATCAGATCTAAAAGAACAGCAAAAAGATCTCAAAGCAATCAATACCAATTTAAAATATGATAGTTCTAATGTTGAACTTTGGAAAAACAAACAATCGAAACTCAACGACATCCTTCAAACCACAAAAAAGAAACTTGAAACTCAAAACCTTGAACTTGAAAAAGCAAAGCAAGCAGTAAAAATTGGTGACATGAGTGAAACGGAATATAACAAATTTGCGAGAAATGTTTCTTATACTGAAGCAGAAGTATCAAAGCTCAATAAAGAGTTACAAAACACTAAAGGGAAAATCACCGAACTAGGGAACGCTAATTTTCAGAAAATTGGGAAGATCGGTTCAACATTAACAAAGTCAGTAACACTACCTATTTTAGGTGCCATCTCTGCTTTATCTGGATTAGCTGTAAAGACAGCAATCACTGCCGATGAAATTGGCGACTCAGCCTCTAAAATTGGCCTCAGTGCGGAGAGTTTACAAGAATGGAACTACGTTGCAAGGATTTCCGGTAGTTCAACAGAAAGCCTAAATAAGGCCTTTATAAAGGTCAATGGAATCTTAGGTGATATTGCTACCGGAAACGGAGACAAGGTATCTGAAAGTCTTGCTTTAATTGGATTAACAGTTGATGATTTAAAAGGTAAGAATGCTGATGAGGCATTTAATACAATAAGAGATGCCTTAGCAGGAGTTAAAGATGAAGCTATTCGTGTAGGAGTGGCCAACGAGTTTTTTGGTGAAAAAATCGGAAATGAAATTATTCCAATCCTCTCCAGTGAAAAGATAGCTATTTCTAATCTAAAACAAGAAGCTAGAGAATTAGGAATCATAACCAATGAGCAAGCACAAATAGCAGGCAATTTTACTGATTCACTAGATCAAACGAAACAAGCATTATCAAGTCTTGCAATGAATCTCTCAATGACAGTACTCCCCATACTTGAAACCCTTCTTCAAAAAGTTCGAGATGAGATTATTCCGACAATCAAAGAATGGATTGATAAATGGATTAATCTAGATGATAGCACAAAACGAATTATTATTACACTTGGCGCTGTTGCCGTTGCAGTTGGTCCTGTATTATCCATTATAGGAAAAGTGGGACCGTTACTGAGTATGGTATCAATGGTATTAAAAGGAGTTGGAACTGCAGGGATATTTGCAGGAGCGGGGATTAATTTTGCAACACTTGGCATAGGTGCACTCATTGCAATACTAGCCATGGCCTTATTTCAAAGTGAAGATTTCCGTGCTTTACTTTCTAGACTTGGTGAAACATTGATGCAGTTATTACCACCAATCATGATGATAGTAGATAGCCTGATGACGGCATTATCTCCTATTCTTGATGTGATCATTGAACTCGTGATTATGTTAGTTGATATGCTTGTTCCAATTATAGATATTATTCTTCAACCGCTGATGATTCAAATTGGATTTATTGCTGATATTCTTGAAATGGTTGTCCCACTCCTAGAAGTGATTGGTAAGGTTTTACAAGCAATTTTAGTGCCCGCAATCAAAGTCTTACAAAAAGTATTAGAACCTGTCATGGCAGTTGTTGAAAAAATTGTCGAGTTTCTATCCACGATATTCGAATGGATAGGAGATCTTGGACCTAAGATGTCAGATATTGCTGGAAATTTCGGAGACATGATTGGTAATATCACCGGAAATATTGGCGAGTTTGCTTCAAACATTTCTGATGGAGTCGGTAGTTTTGTAAACGGAGCTGCAGATAAAGTTGGAGGCTTTTTTAATAAAATCGGTGGTTGGTTTGGAGATGCTTTCAATTTGAAAAAAGCTCAAAGTATTTCTAATACATCAAATTCATCCTCTTCGAACGTCTCCACTAACAATATTACAATTAACACAACCTCACCAACCTTTGATATTGATTCCATAAACAAAGCATTAGGAGGTAGTTACATATGATTAGAAAACTTTGGCTAAAAAATGAAAATGGATATCGATTCGATTTTACAGAATATAACCAGACATTAGTAACCAATGTTGCTGGAGTTGGGGCTTCTATTATTAACAATTATGTTGCGTACGATAATAACTATAAGAAAATAGATGACAAGATTCCATTGACCTCCGTCAATCTTACATTGGTATTTATGAAAGGGTATCTTGGATTCAAAAATTTTAGTGACTATTTGTTTAAGAGTCATACATTAATGTTATTCTTATCTACAGATGTAAATACGAGATACTGCTATGTGCATATTGGGGAGTTACCAAAAACAGAACTGAAAAGTAATTCTTTAATTTGTGATTTGAAACTAGAAAAAACTAGTCTCTGGCTAGAAGATTTTACCAATATTATTGAGGTAAATACAGATGATGTTGGGAAAGTGTATCCACATATATTTCCTTTTTCATTTAGTGATTCCAATCAAGGTAGCATTGAGTTGGAAAATAAAGGATATAAACCAGCTCCAACGATTATCCAAATCAATGGTGCAGTGAAAAATCCGATTTTATACTTATATCAAAATGAAGAACTCATTTCTTCATGTCGTGTGTTTTTGGAAACGGACAATGAGTATCACAAGATTATTATTGATTCAAGGCCAAATCTTCAGAAAATAGTGAAACATGAAAATCAGACGATAACGAATATTTATGAACTACAAGATTTTGAAAGAGATAATTTTTTATATCTACCAGTAGGAAGAACAAAAGTAGTATTTGATCCTGGCATACTAAGTTCAGCAACTTGTAATATCATCTTTGTTGAAAGTTATTTGACAAGCTAATGGAAATTATCATACTTGATCGTCATTCACTACAAGTGAAAGATTATTTTTTTACAGATAGAGATTTTGATATTCACTTAGACATCGTCATTTCAAAAATAAGTACATTCGTAGTAGCTAAAGATACCATAAATGCTAGAGTGGGAGATTTATTAACAATAAAACAAAGCGCTATTCGATATCTTGGAATTATTGACTCAATTGATATAGAGAAGAAGGGCATTATAAAACTAGGCACATTGGAATTTCTCAATGTGTTTGCGTTGGAAACTACCCTAGATTCCTATATCGGTAACGTTGGAGATTTCTTGAAAGAACAGATCGAGTACAATTTCATTAATTGCACGGATTATTACCAATCATTAACCTACCTAATAGTAACGAATATTGCAACGATAGTAGGTGAACTTACTTTTGATAAGGATAAATTAATGAAAATCCCCACATTAATCCAGTATTTGTCAAAAAACTATAACATAAATACCAAGTATAATTATACATATCTAAGAGGTAGGATCGTCGGCATAGAATTATTCATAAGCAATAATCCAATAACGAAAACCATTAAGTATTATGAGAGTTTCATTGGAAATCTTTCCATTCAGAGAAATAGCAATCAGTCTACCAATAAGATGGTATTTATACCAAAAAAAGAGAACACTCAATATCGTGATGTCATTGAGTTTTTTTTATTGCAAAATAATGAAATTACGGACAACTCAAATCATGAGTTACGATATGAGATTACACGAATAAAATCAACACTCTATTCAGATGAGGAATACAACCAACTCGATATAAAAGCAACAAACGAATTGAAAAGTTCAATGTATGATCACAACATTTCATTTGATTTAACGTTAGATAATCAGTTGATTGTTCCAATGAAAGATTTTGATGTTGGCGACTACTTTGAATTTATCCATAATAAGGATATCTATAAGACGATAGTAACAAGTATCAGGTTTCATGGAACGTGCAAGGTCGCAACGATAACCTTAGGTGAGTATCGGAACATGCTCACGGAAAAGATTTCACTACTAGCTACCAAAGTAGATGAAAACAATACAAATGGTGGAACAACAGTAATAGTTTCAGAAAATATAGATGGAGGAGAGTTTTAATGGGAATCAAGAAGTTAACATTTAGTGGAGAAAACAACACAGCATTTCAGGCGAGTAAAATACACCTAGCATTACAATCATCCAATTCTGGTGTCTTAGAAGGCATAGGTGGCTCTTGTGCTTACATTTTTTCCAATAACCGGATTGTTTTTAGTGATGGATTTGTTTCTGTTTATGGAAGAATTATTGAGTTGGAGAACAACACAGCAATTGATTTGGAACCAGATGGGAATAAATATGGATATGTGATTTTGCTCGTCAATACGTTTGATGATAGTGTGTCGTTACAATTGAAAGAAGGCTTATCTTTACCATCGTTACAGCAAGACAACATTTCAGAAGGACAAGGTGTCTTTGAGTTGCCATTGGTAAAATACCAGAAAACACTAGTTACTGTGTTGATACTAGAAAATACAGAAGCGCTTGTCGTCAAAAGCATTCAAACAATTATGGAAGAAACAAAAAATGAAACGATAGAACATATAAAAAATAGTGGTACAAGAAGAATTGAAAGAAGCTATCGAAATGGTGCTTCACACTATTTTGATCTAAACTTAAACGAAACTGGGGAAGTTCTATTGATGTTAAGTGTAAATAATATAGTAGAGCGCGTGTTTCCAAGCTCAATCATTTCATTAGGACCTGGAACTGGAGTCGGCTATCTACTCAATGGTAATTGGTATTTAGCTGAGATGGTAAGATATGATACATCAGTAACTATTACAACAGCTCAAGCAACACATGAAATAACAGAATTATGGATTATAAAATAGGAGGATATTATGGCAGTCATACAAATTAAACGAAGAACAACCGTTGGTTCTGGACCATTAGTAGGAAACACTGGAAATATTTATCAAGCAGAACCACAAATTGATTTTAATCAAGAAAAGCTCTTTGTAGCGAAATCAACAAAGACAGCATCTGTAGGAATACCAATCACGTTGTCTGATTATGTGGAATTTATCAGCGCTCCTGAAATTCAGACACTTATCTCTGATGCAATAATAGGACTAGGATTAGGAACTGCGGCTGCGAAAAATGTAGGTACAGGAAGCGGGAATGTGCCAATCTTGGATGCAAATGGAAAACTGGTTGATTCGATTATTCCGAAAATAGCAATTACAAATACGCATGTTGTTGCCACAGAAATTGCTATGTTAGCCTTGTCACAAGCCCAAGAGGGAGATGTTGCGGTTAGAACAGATATCAAGAAAACCTTCATTCTAAAAACGACACCAGCATCCACTTTAACAAACTGGCAAGTCCTGGAAACACCAACAGATGCAGTGTCAAGTGTTAACGGACAAACTGGCGTAGTGACGATTTCTCTCGCAGGTCTTGGTGGGTTGGCTACTACTACATATAATACCCATGTAGCGAGTAATCTACATCTTACGCAGACACAAAGAGATATTATAAGCGCAGTCTATCGAATTGAAAATCCTGAAAGTTGGGGTCATGCAGTGGTTGATGCTATAGATTTCGCAAGTGAAGCAATTAATTATAGTATTCTTTGCCACGAGGAAATTAATACATCAAGTGGTGTTCCTGTAAAAACTCTTAGTTGGGGTGTCAACAAAAACATGGTATTAACACCACAAAGTGTGATTGATGGAGGAAACTTCTAGTGTCTGTTATCAAGGTGCGTAGAGGTAGTTCAATTCCCACAACAGCAAACACTCAATCATACGAGCTAAGCTACAATAAGAGTAGTAATCAGTTATATGTACATGATGGGACGTCGATTGTACGGTTGGCGGGAAAAGCATGGAGAAGAATGACAAACAGACAAGCAAATGTATCATCGATGTCATCGTCGTATCTTGATGATGCTAAATCCATAATGATTGTACTTGAAAAGGATTTTGGTATTTTATTCAAGATAGGACAGATAATCATACCAAACAAGATTATCGTTGGAAATACCTCAAACACTGAAATTAACAATTCGAACGATTATTTATATGGGGATGGTTACTATTCTTTGATTTGGGCTAATCCGGATAGCATGCAGATAGAGCAAGGCATTATTTATGTTCGAGTTATAGGGAGCACATTTCAAGTAGAATCATATACGACAGGTGTTTTAATAACGATTTATATAGACACAAATCATTAGAGGATGTGAAAATATGGCTTTAAAACATGAAATACAAACACCATCAGGAATCCATGTGAACTACCATCGAATCATATCTACGAACATCAATTGGGTCACAAAAAGGGTTGCATTTTCGGTTGCTTCATATTTGTCAGAATATATGAGAAGAAATGACAAAGACCCTGTTGAAACGATGGACGTCAATATTGAATTGGATATTCATGCAAGTTCGAATGATGTGTCTTTGTTAACGACATTATATGATTGGTTGAAAGCAAATGCAATTGGCTTCGATAATGCAGAAGATTGTTAGGTGAATAAATGAACTGGGATAATATTATGATATTTTTTAGAATGGAAAACCTAATTTATTGGATTGTAACGATGGTTGTGGTTATCCTTACTACTATTAAGCAATTCAATAAGCAAGGCGAGAAGAGTCAAACGAGTAATAAAGAGATTTTAACAAATCTTCAAAAAATAGATAAACAAAGTGTAAAAATGTTAAATCTGTTAGAAATGCATTCTCAAGATATTAAAGTCATGAAAAAAGATATTAATGTTTTGGAACATCGAGTTAACAGATTAGAAGATTCACACGTTACACTATATAAAAAAATAGGAGAGAAAGAAAATGACAACACTTGATATTATTCTATTAATTGCATTACTTGCAGTCTTAGCACTCTATATCACATCAAAACTTGGTAAAGACAAAGATCTGAATGAAGTGATTAAGGAAGTAAAATCAGATCTGATTAAAACTTCAGCGAACATTGCAGATCTTGTTTCAAAAGCAAAGAATATTGTGTTTGACGAATCGGTACAAAAAGCAATTAAAGAGTTTATTATGATTGTGGAAGAAAAAAACAAGTTAGCTCATGATAAAGGTGAAGCCTTTCTATCAGGAGATGATAAGAAGAAAGCTGTATTATTAAGGTTAAGTGAATGGGTTAGTAATGTCTCAGGATCTGTTGAAAATGCAGTTAATTTTGTAGAAACAAATCAAAGTAGGATTGATTCAGTTATTGAAGATTATATTTCCTTCAGCAATAAAATGGAAGGCAAAGCAACTTTATCTGAAGCTGAAAGACTCATCCAAAAACAAATATCTAAATAGCAGAAAGCGCCATCTCTAGGACTAAACCTAGATTTGGCGCTTTTTTTCACATTATTTTCAAATAATGATATCCGGAATAGCATTGTTTATATAAACCTAATATGATAAAATAATTAATAATGAACAATACGATAATTGATTTGGGGGATATATGAATAAAAGAAAGAAATCAGTAGACTCAGTTGCCTTAGCTTCAAGGATATTAGGACTAAGTGAGATACTCGTTGAATTCAAACCTAGTAGTTCATTTTCACATCCGGAAATCAATGCAGTCTTTGACGATAAATTCTATATTATTTACTTTAATGAAGCATGGATAAGTCAAGCAACTCCTGAAGAAATTATGGTAACTGCACTTCACGAGACTAGACATGCATATCAAAAAGCTAATATTGAGTTTCCCGAGTTTTTTGTAGGCAGGGAATCGAAAGAAACTGTAAAGCAGTGGAAGAAAGACTTCGAAAATTATGTGCCTACCAAAGGATTAGAAAATAGCAAAAAAGATATGGAATATCTAACTCAATCAATTGAGATTGATGCAATAGCTTTTGCACATTATTACATGGATGAGTTTTATGCTGTAAAGACAATAATTCCTCAACAAGTTAAAACTCAAGTATCAAAAAGGTTAGGTGATTTTTAACTGATACCTGTTCTGTTTTTGATAGTGTCATTAATGGCTATCACATAAAAAATAGTATTGAATGAATAAAAGTATTATAATAGAATAAATATACTACGTATAAGGCGGAGATTAAATGAAAGCTATAAGAAAATTGTTTGGACTAAGTATTTTTCTACTTGCAATCATATTAACAGGTTGTACAACTTCAGTATCATTTACCATTAATTTTGATAGTAATGGAGGAACAGATGTCGCAGCAATTGTTACAGACGGAAGTTCAACAATAACTATTCCTGGTGACCCCACCAAAGAAGGATTCTTTTTTGGAGGATGGTACTGGGATAACAACACATTTAGTCAACCCTTTACAGCTAATTCCTTACTTGATTCACCACTATCAAGTAATATGACAGTTTATGCTAAATGGAATGAAGATGACAATTACATACCACCTGGATCTGTTCAAGTAACATTTGATTCAAATGGTGGAACTGTAATAGATCCCGTACATGTACTTATTGGTCATACGATTGCTATCCCTGTCGTGACTAAAAATGGATATACACTTGATGGATGGTACACAAGTGTTAATGGTGGAGTAACACTAGATGAGAGATGGTCCTTTACCACATCACAAGTTACTAATGCGATTACTTTATATGCGAAATGGAACATCAATACATATACGATTACTTATCACTTGAATAATGGGATAAATAGTATCAGCAATCCAAGCACATTTACATATGAATCAGATACTATCTTATTAGAAAATCCTACTAAAGACGGTTATACTTTCATTGGATGGTATCAACAAGAAGATTTAACTGGAGATTTAGTTGCTGAAATAGCAACAAATTCATATGGAGACAATAATCTATATGCAAAATGGGAAATCAATCAATATACAATTAACTTTGAGTCAAATGGTGGTAGTTCTATTGATTCAATCACTCAAGACTACAACACGATAGTTACAGAACCATCAGAACCTACAAGAGAAGGATATACTTTTGCAAGATGGTATACTAGCGGCGCGTTTTCGACAGTATTCACCTTTAATACCATGTCGGCATCGAATATGACAGCATATGCCAAATGGAACGCAAAGAGCTACACCATCACTTTTGAAACAAACGGAGGGTCAGCAGTTACCGCAAAGACGCAAAACTATGCAACCAACGTCACTGCACCGACCAATCCAGCCAAAACAGGATATACATTCGACGGTTGGTATAGCGACTCTGCTTTCGTCAATGCTTTCACATTCTCGACGATGCTGGCAGAAAATATTACTCTATATGCCAAATGGATTATTAATCAATATTTCATTTCCTATTATTTGGTAAACGAAACCGTCACGCAGATCGAAGCGGGACTTTATCATTCTCTAGCAATCACCTCCACCGGCCGCGTATTTGCGTGGGGAAATAACGAATATGGACAACTTGGCGATGGAACAACCACCCAAAAATCCACGCCAATGAACATCACCTCACTTTTCGGCTTGGCCACCGGCGAAACCGTCACGCAGATCGTAGCGGGATCTAATCATTCTTTCGCACTGACCTCCACCGGCCGCGTGTTTGCGTGGGGACATAACGAATATGGACAACTTGGCGATGGAACCAGTGCCAATAAATCCACCCCGACTGAAACCACCACTAGTTTCGGCTTAGCATCTGGCGAAACCGTCACGCAGATCGTGGCGGGATTTTATCATTCTCTAGCAATTACCTTAAACGGCCGCGTGTTTGCGTGGGGATATAACAATAACGGTCAACTTGGCGATGGAACAATCGCATCTAAATACACTCCGACCAACATCACCGCTGGTTTCGGCTTGTCCGTCGGCGAAACCGTCACGCAGATTGTCGCGGGAGCTTGGCATTCTCTAGCAATCACCTCAAACGGTCGCGTGTTTGCGTGGGGAGGTAACGGGCTTGGACAACTTGGCGATGGAGAAACCTCCTTCTACAAATCCACGCCAATGAACATTACCTCACGTTTCGGCTTGGCCACCGGCGAAACCGTCACGCAGATCGTAGCAGGACTGGGACATTCTTTT